GGTAAGAACGAATCAATTTATGCTCATTTAAAACAATATCATCCTGAGCTTGTTGAAGATGAATACTTTAGACCACATGATACTGCGGTAATTGGAATTCCACAAAAAGCACCTGAAGGATCAATTCTAAGAAACGAATCACCAATTCAATTATTGGAGAGAGTGAAGAAGGTTCAACAAGAATGGATTAAACCAGGTCATAGAAGTGGGTCAAATGCACACAACGTATCCGCAACCATTTCAATAAGAGAGCACGAGTGGCCAGCGGTTGGTGAATGGATGTGGGAGAACAGAGAATATTACAATGGACTTTCAGTATTACCATACGACGGAGGTACATATATTCAAGCACCGTTTGAAGATTGTACTCAAGAAAAATACGAAGAGTTGATGGAAACATTAAAAGATGTTGATTTGGTAATGGTTGTAGACATTGTCCTTTCGATCCAAAAGCAATTAAAGGGAATAGGACTTTAATTGAAAAATAAAGCAAGTATATTTATCACTATATGGCAGATGGAACTACATATGGTATAAATTTTCCTTTCAGAGATTCTGTTCGTGGTGATTACTTGGATTTAACCAATACTGCGGGACAGGAAATCAGAGCGGATCTTATTAACTTACTTCTTACTAGAAAAGGTTCTAGATATTTTTTACCTGATTTTGGTACAAGACTCTATGAGTATCTTTTTGAACCATTCGATGGTTTAACATTTGATGCAATTGAATCCGACATTAGATCCTCAGTTGAAAAATATATTCCGAATTTATTAATTAATAGATTAACGGTAGAACCTTTGAACCCGGAAGATGAGGCGGACGACAACGCTTTCACATCGAACACACCAACTTCACCTGTTTATAGATACCCTGGAAAGGGAACCGCAGAATATACTGCAAAAATAAAAATAGAATATTCTGTCCAAGACAGTGCATTTGCAACAAGTGATTTTGTAATTATCAATATTTAAGATAGATGGCTAATCGTAAGATATCATATACAACCAGAGACTTCGAAGGAATAAGGTCAGAACTTATACAATACGTTCGTACCTACTATCCTGAATTAATTCAAAACTTTAATGACGCTTCGGTGTTTTCTGTGTTTTTGGATTTAAACGCTGCTGTTGCAGATAACTTACATTATCATATTGATAGAAGTATTCAAGAGACAGTTCTTCAATATGCACAACAAAGATCTTCAATTTATAACATCGCAAGAACTTATGGATTGAAATTACCAGGTCAAAGACCTTCAGTTGCTTTAGTTGATTTTTCAATTACAGTACCGGCGTTCGGTGATAAAGAAGATGAAAGATATTTGGGTCAATTGAGAAGAGGGTCACAAGTATTAGGTGCTGGACAAGTTTTCGAAAACGTAGAAGATATTGATTTCTCATCTCCATATAATTCTCAAGGATTTCCTAATAGACTTAAGATACCAAACTTTGATAGTAGTAATAGATTAGTTAACTATACTATAACCAAAAGAGAAGTTGTTGTTAATGGTATAACTAAAGTATTCAAAAGAGTAATTACTCCTGGTGACGTCAGACCATTCTTGGAGGTTTTTTTACCTGAAAAGAACGTTTTAGGTGTTACAAGTGTTTTATTGAAAGATGGAACGAGTTATACAACAGTACCAACAGTTAATGAATTCTTAGGATTACAAAACAAATGGTTCGAGGTGGATGCTTTGGCTGAAGATAGAATCTTTATCGAAGATCCGACTAAAGTATCTGACCAACCAGGGATTAAGGTTGGACGTTATATTCAAACACAAGATAAGTTTATAACTGAATATACACCTGAAGGATTTTTGAAGATGACGTTCGGTGGTGGAACAAACACAGCACAAGACGCTCTTAACCAATTTACAACAATGGGTGTTCCTTTGAACTTACAATTGTATCAAAATAATTTATCATTAGGGTCAACACTTAGAGCGAATACAACTTTATTCATTCAATATAGAACGGGTGGAGGATTATCAACAAACTTAGGTACTAATGTAATCAATCAAGTTGGAACCGTTTCATTTTTTGTGAATGGTCCATCGGAAACTACAAACCAACAAGTTGTTGGATCTTTAAGATGTAACAACGTAACGGCAGCCATCGGTGGAGCTGGACAACCAACAGTTGATGAAGCAAGAAATTATGTATCATTCAACTTCGCATCACAAAACAGAGCGGTAACAGTTAATGACTATGAGGCTCTTGTTAGAAAAATGCCGTCACAATTCGGAGCACCTGCAAAAGTTGCTATTACCGAAAATAATAATAAAGTATTGGTTCAGATTTTATCTTATGACACTTCAGGTAAATTAACATCTATTGTATCGAATACCTTGAAACAAAACTTGGCGAATTACTTATCAAATTATAGAATGTTAAATGACTACATCTCAATTGAAACTGCTGAAGTTATTGATATTAGTATCGATATTGCGGTAGTGTTAGATGCAACTCAAAACCAAGGACAAGTTATTTCGAATATAGTTAATAAGATATCAACTTTCATGGATCCACAAATTAGACAATTAGGCCAAAATATTTACTTGGCTCAATTGAATAGTTTGATTCAGGATGAGAATGGTGTGATCACTGTTGCTGGACTTCAAATTTATAATGAAGTTGGGGGTCAATATTCATCGGCTCAAACATCTATGCCATACGCTGATGAGGAGTCAAGACTGATAAGACCTGTTGATGACACCATATTTGCACAACCAAGTCAGGTATATCAAATCAGATATCCACAGAAAGATATCAGGGTAAGAGTTAAGAACTTCCAAAACGTTTCCTTTAGTTAAGTTTATTTAATTAACCATTAGGTTATTATTGATTAATACGCCATTTTCTTTTCCTTAGAAAATGGGGGTTAAACTATTTATCAAAAAAGGCATTAATGGGTAATTCCTACAGAATACGAACCGAACCCGGTTCAGATCAAGTTATAAACGTTCAAATTGACCAAGAATTCGATTTCTTAGAAATACTTTCTTTGAAGATTCAAAGTGATGACATCTATACAAGAAATTGTGCAGACTATGGAGTTGTTGTTGGACGTGTAACTGCGAACGGAGGATTTGGATTACCTAATGTTAGAGTTTCAGTTTTTGTTCCGATAGCACAAGAAGATCAAAACAATGAAATTGTTAGTGTCCTTTATCCTTATAAATCACCAACAGATAAGAATGAAGATGGTTATAGATATAATCTATTACCGTATGAAAAGTCTTATTCTTCTCACGTACCAACAGGTACATTTCCATCAAGAAGTGATGCGTTGGCTAACCCAACGGTTATTCAAGTTTACGACAAGTATTACAAATATACGGTAAAGACCAATGATAGTGGTGATTATATGATCATGGGAGTTCCGTTAGGGAACCAAACAGTTGTAATGGATGCTGACCTTTCAGATATTGGTGAGTTCAGCCTTACCCCGCAAGATTTGATTAGAATGGGGTTAGCGACTGAAAATCAATTTAATGGTAACGGATTCAAAGCTTCGGCGGATTTAAATTCATTACCTCAAATATTAAATTTGCAGGCTAATTTAGATGTTTCACCTCTTTTTGGACAACCTGAAGTTTGTCAAATTGCTATCAATAGAGTTGACTTCGATTTGAGAGATGATGCAAATATTGATATACAGCCAACGGCAGTTTTCATGGGTTCCGTAGTTTCGGCAACAGACTCAAGAGTATTAAGGAAAAACTGTAGACCTGCAACTGAAGCAGGTAACTTATGTGATTTGGTTTCAGGACCAGGAGAAATATTATGTATTAGACAGACTGTAGGTCAAGATAGTACAGGAAGACCTGTATTAGAGGAATATGAGTTTGATGGTGGTGCTAAAGTAATTGATGGTGACGGAACGTGGTTAGTGGATGTTCCAATGAATTTGGATTACATAATAACAAACGAGTTTGGTGAGAGAACAATTTCATTGGACCCGAGTGTTGGAGTACCAACTAAGGGAAAATATAGATTTAAGGTTAAGTGGGAACAGTCTGCTGATTTAGGTGAACAAGTTAAAAGAGCCTATTATTTGGTTCCAAATATCAAAGAGTGGGGATGGACTAATCCCGCTTTGGATCCGTATGGATTTTTCTCAACAGGGTCAACACAATATCAAGCGGTACAAAAATCATATGCGTTTTCTTTAGATTGGGATGACTATGTTGATCCACAATCCGCAATAGATTGTGAAGATACATTTTATGAGTTTGGATACAACCGAGTTTATACGGTGTCTCAGTTTTTAGATGGGTATCATAAAGGAACTAATAGAGGTAGATTTATAGGTATTAAACAAATTTTGGAGAATACTTGCGATTCAACTAGTAATAAGTTCCCAACTAATGATGGGGTTAAAAATTTCGATTTAATTTTTATTATATTTAATTTCTTCTTCAGTTTTATAACACTTCTACTAATACCATTAATGGTTGTAGTACACTTATTGGCGTTTTTATGGCCGATATTAAAGGCTCTTATAACCTTTGTTTACGGTTCGTTAGCTTGGGTTGTTTATATTATTTGTAAAGTTGTTGATGCAATTCCTTTTGTTAGTCTTAATTGTAATAAGCCTCCTTCATTTAGAGATATTTTTAATTCTTTAGGTGATCCGTTCAAAAACATTTCATTACCAACAATAACGTATCCTGATTGTGAATTATGTTCTTGTTCTTCAGACTCATTAGAAACGAATCCAAATGCGGCAGACTTTGCTGCGGAGTCTTTAAGAACAACTTCATTGACTATTCTTGCAGACACACCAAATCCTTCAACTTATTCTAACGTATTTGAGGATGCGTATGTGGTTAATGATCCATGGTTTGAAAGCTTGACAATCACATCGCAACCATGGGGTCCTGATGTAGCTCAAAGACAGATTGCCTTACAAACAGTTGAAAGTCCATTTTTGGACTACCAAACTGATTTTCAAAGATTATTGTCTGGAATCAATAAAGTATTTGCGGGACAAAGAACGGCAGCTGGAACATGGATTGGAGGTTCTCCGAGGGCAGGATTCGACCTAACTCTAACGGAAAGAATGAATTTGTTTAACTACAAACATCAATATTTTAATCAGTTTGGAGGATTCAATCAAGTTAAAACTTATGTTGCTTCAGATATTGCTGCTAATAATGGTGCGTTTCACTACGATAACACGATAACATTATTATGTGATCCCGATACGTTAGATAACTTCTTAACAGGAAGGGTGTTGGCATTTCAAAGTCCAAACAATTCGTTGGATCCGAATACTGATAAAGCTCAGTCTAACTTTTCAGGTTTCACATCTTCAACAGGATATTCGAAGAATTTAAAATCAATCACGGTAAATTATGCTAATCCTGATAGTTCAGATCAAAATCTGACTCAACAATATATTGTAAATCAAACACCCGATGCAGTTCAAAACTGTTGGGTGGGTTCTGTTACAGCGTTAACAGGAAATGACTGGTATTACTACGATTGTGATGGGACATATTACTCAGGTGATACACCACAATCTGGTACAATATGTGTTAATGATTTTTATCCGAATGAAGGGGTTGCGGTTACGAATGTGAAATGCCAAGAACCATTGAATTTACAGTATACTAAAGTTAAATCTGATATAGAGTATTTTCAGGTTATTACCGCAATGACCTATTCCACTTTCTCCAACTTAAATCCACCAACATTTAGCGGACAAAAAAGTTTGAAAGAAAGATATATTGATAACTACAATTTATATTGGCAAGAGAGTGAGGAAAAAGACGGGTGGTTTGGTGGAAAATACCTACAGTGGAACCCCAATTTTGCAACTAGACCTTTCTTTGCTATACCAGAACAAACAGAATTAGTAGTAGTTATTTTACAAAGAGGGGTTGATCCAAACTCAACCAGACAAACAACAACTGTTGACATAAGTAGAATATGTGGACAGTCATATGGTACGGTGCAGGTAACTTCGAAATACAAATTGAATGTACCAATTCAACCAGGATTGGTATTACCTAGACATAATCAATTTACTACTAATGAGGACAATCCAAATAATCCAATCTATTTCGAATCTTTTATATTTGAGCCAGGTGAAAACTATTCAGGTTATACAACAAATATGCCGTCATATTATTCATCGTTAGATTCTACATCTTTTGGGTTCCAAATTGATCCTAAAGGATCTACCACAATCTTAGATGCAAACAAACTTTCGGTTAACCAAGGATTTGGAGGAAGTTATGTCAAGTCAAATACCTCAATAAATGTTTTCGGAACAAGTGTTTATCCGAATGTATCGTTACAACCTAGATACAAACCTCCTGCAATAGCAGGTGCAAGTCCGTGGTATCAGATAATGGGTAGATATTATGAGTTGTGTGGTGGTAAAAAGTTTTTGGGTTATTGGAACGATGAGTATGTTGAAGGAGGATCTTATTTCTTTGCTTCAATTGGTGGTAGTATCGAAGATGGAAGAGCCTCTTTAAGATATGATAGATTTATGTATTTCTCTCCGGCATATTCAACGGGGAATACAATGACAATGGTTGATAAGACAAATAAGATTGTCATGAGAACTGATAGACTTCCAACATCTACATCTAGAACTGGAAATCTTAATAACACATATTTGTTACATCAGAATACAAATATGAGTTTTTATTTCATTAGTGATGAAGGTGCTGTTGAATCATATGAGAATTTATTATCTGATTTTTTAATTAATGGAGAAGCGGAAGATTTCGGAAATCAGTTTGAAGATCAATTGACATCGACTTTTGGTTGTCAGGGATTAGTTCCTTATAATTGTTATTCGGGAAATTCAGAAAACTTTGGTATTAAACCAAAAACAGATAAATGTTATACTAAAGTAACTATTAAAGGAGGTTGTTATGTTTTCGTAAAAACTCCAATCTTATCTCTTCCTAATGATTTCAAACAACTAAGTGAATACAAGGCAAGAACAAGAATTAACTTTGCGGCTTGTAGAAATGTCTTTGGACATTCATTTTCGAATAACTGGATAAATGGAAGTTTATACCATTTTCCATTTAGAAATTTGAGATTCTTCAAGTCACCACTCGATCCTGTAGATCCAAACGGACCATATAATGAATTTTGTAAAGACACTATTTTATTACACGAGAAAACTAATAATTTCTATTATAGATCTTCACCATATAACGGAAACTCTTTCATCGGTAAACAACATTCAACCGCAAGACAGAGAAGAAACGAAAAAGAAATTCTATTTCCAACTACAATAATGGATATGGGACCAAGAGATGCGTTCACTCAAGAAATAAGTTTGAATGCTGATTTTTATGGGTATAATGTTAATAAGATACCTACCACAACTTTCCAAGATCCTTCGGACCTTTTGAATTTGTTTATAGTGTCAAGACAACTTAATTCAACGTTTTTACAAAAATTAATTGGATTGGGAGATGGATCGGTAAACGCATTTTTTACAAGACCTAAAGAAAAGTTTGATGGTGATTATGCTCAGATGATATCAATTAATTCTGAATTAGGAGTTCAACAATTTAATTTCGAATCCTATACAGCACAATCTGGTGCGTCGACAAACAATCCATTTTTCTTAGGGGCTGATAGATCGGGAGAACCTGTTATTGGGGTATTCTTTTCTTCAGATACACAAACGAGAGATTTAGTTTCACCAAGAAGACTTATAAGAAATGACCAAGTTCCATATAATGCTGCGGTGTATGATTATTTACCTATAAAAACACAAGAAATACCGTTTTATAGTTGGACAACAAGAGACAGTAACACTGTATTTGGTACACAATATAATGATTGGAGGACATCATCTATTAGATCTAACTTATATCAGAAGTTCAACAGAACTGATATAACTTCAAATTACTTCATGGGAGAAAATCCTAGAGCGGATTTCATGAAAGGGTATATCTATAACAGAAGCAATGTTCTTTATCAACCAGGAACGACTGCGGAGGAATACCAATTCGAGGGAGATAAAAATACATCAGATTCACCAAGTTACGATCCTGTTAATATCAACACATATTTCACAGTTGGTTTACCTTATCAATTCTATTTTGGATTAGGTAAAGGAAAGAGTGCCATGAACAGATTTGTAAAAAAATATGTTAACGAATAATGAACGGAACAACAATTATACCAAGTAATTTAAGATTTAAATCAGCACCATCGGTTGACCAACAGGTTCCTGTATCTGTTGATAGTAAATCTAATGAAATAACTGAATATGATAGAATTGCTTCGGTTAATCTTGCGGTTCAATTTGATAAAGAAAGACAAGAGTCTACAACATTCAGACCCACGTTTAAAGTTAGTCCGATTTATAACAACGCCTTCACAGGTACAACAGAATATCTGCCATTCCTTAATCATTTATCTTATGCAGATGCAGAAAAATCAGTGGTTAGTGGTATATGGAAAGGGTTTCCGCAGTATTATGAATACGAATTTTATAGACCAAACATTACAGATCAACATTTAAGTTATGTTAGTAAAAGTGCTTACACATATAATTGGACGTATTATTTAACTTATCCATTCGAGAACAATTACACCGAACCTATGTATTGGACTAATGGATCGGATGAAATAAATTGGGTTGCTCAAGACGGAATCCCATTTATTGTTAAAAATTTAAAATTTGACGGTACAAACTATATTTCATTTGAATGTATTTCTGAACATAATTTATTACCTGGCGAATATGTTCAACTTAGTTTTTCTTATGGTACTCAATCAGTTTTCCAAGTTAATACTTTAGGTAATGGTACTTTTGGGTCAGACCTATATGTGTTCAACTTATACAATATTGGATACACAGGTAATACTTTCACGAGTAATAAAGTTGGAACATTCAAAAAAATTATTGATGTTACTAATTCGGCAGAAACGATGTCAAGTTACTACGTTAAAACACATAAGGTTTTAACTAATGTGAATGATTTAGTCGTTACCAAGGCTGGATTTGAAGAGGTTCCATTTTCTAATAATAAAAAGTTTGAGTTCTCATCTTTAACGCCAAATAATATTTCGAGGATATCTCAAAAAAATGCATCAACAACTTACACCTTTACAACCAATTATGACTTGGATATTAATAATATATTGGATAATCAAAAGAGACCTTTGAATGAGATATTCTTAACGGTTATTAATAAAGGATATTCGGGATACTTCAACAAGCCTTTCCAAGGAGTTGGAACTAAACAAGGTTGGCAATTCAATATTTTATCGTTGAATAACAAATATTGGGAAGATAACAATATTAAATCGAATTCGAATATACCTGTGAGTTCTTATACTCAAACGAGTGGTAGCACTGAACAATTTTATTATAATTTGGATTATAAGTCTGGTGATACAATGTCCGGTGATTTTTGTGAATGGAATAATTTTACACAGAAGGAAAGAATCATTTCACCTTATTATCAAAAGATAAGGTATAATCAAGACGTATTCAAAAGCTCAAGTACACCTACGAATAACCCAAGTGGATATTATTATCAACCGCACATTGGCATGGTAATAAGAGTTTTCTCAAGTTACATTGAAACAGGAGATTTAGCTAATGTCGATAATGTTCCGTCTTGGGCATATTACTCAAATAATTATAAACGATTCATGTGGAGAGATCTTTATTCATATGGGTTCGTTGATGAAAACTTAAATGGTGTTGACTATCCGTTCTTGAACTTTTCACACTATCCTTATATCAATACGTTCTTTAGACTCATTCCTGATGGTGATATAGAAGCCGGAGTTGAGGGTCCTAAATTTGGTCCATTGAGTGGATTCAGTATAAACACAGGTACAGTAGTAGTTAAACCAATAGTAGATGAATGTGAGTAAACAAATATTATTTTCAGGGTTCACTAGTAATCGAATTAATATACCGATCAATTTAGATTGGGAGTATTTAGATGTTGATTCTGAAATAAAGGAATACGAGACTAGTATTTTAAATGAGTTAATAACAACTGATAAAGATTTTGAGGTTAATAGATTTTTTCATGCTGACTATGAAAATAAATCTGAAATTAATTATGAGTTTTATTTTTATGAGGGAGGTTCGTTATCTAATACATCCAATTGGAAAATAGATTATCGAGCACAAGGATTCACAACACAAGAAGTATATTATTATGCCAACTCTTTCAGAAATTCTTTCTTCAAATTGGATCTTTATGATAGTCCTATCGAGTCACAACAGGAAAATTACATAACAATTATATTACCAACTCAACAAGGGTTGAGAATGGCAACAAAAATGCAGAACACAGGTGTTCAAATTAGAAAGCCACAATTCCTTCTTGATTATGTTGGAGATAAAGAAGGGTTTTTTATTTATTGGTTGAAGAAAAGAAACTTTTTGGATATCAGTACCTTCTATATGACCGCAAAATTCTTTGACGGAAAGACGGGACAATTCGTGAGAATGATGAATCGACCACAATCGACAATACAAGGTAATAAATTTGTCTTTTCAAGTTCAGACTATTTCTATTATAGGGTTGATATGGATTATTTAACACATTCTTACAAGGTATATGATATAATCAATCCTAATGATAGAGTTGGGGGGACGGTTCCCATAAAATGGTACGAATATATTAACCCATAATGGCGGCAGATTATTCATATAAGATATCACCCGAAGTAATTCAGGGAGACCTATTTACGGTAAATTATTCAGGAACACCTGTGGGTGTTTATTCTGCGATGACCCAAGTTTTGTCGGGAAATACTGGTGGTACATCTCTTTTAACAGGATTAACGATTCCTATACTAATCACTGAATCGGCTTTGGATTGTGGATACTATTCGCCATTCGACGGAGCGGTTATACAAAAGGATGTTGTAACTAACTTTATCTTCTCAGCAAGCACAGCCGATACCTATACCTATTACGTTTATAATACGTCAGATGAATTTAAGAAATTCCTTGAGTTGTCTACATATACGATTGATTGGGGGGATGGGTCACCTACTAACTCGTTCAATCAGTTAGCACCGGCATCAATATCACATAGATATCCTGTTACGGTAAGTGCCTATACAATTACATTAACGCAAACAAATCCATGGGGAACAAACAAGGTTCAAAAAGAAGTTGTTACACCATATAGATTGGCAACAATAACTAATCCAAATGGAACCGCGTATTTCACACCGAATACAGGTAGTTGGTCTGCTACACCAGTTAGTTATGATTTTATATTTTCAGGTGATGCAGAAAATAATGTTCAAGATCAAATATCTTCTGGTTATGTTACAGTACCCTATACTGTTTCAGGAATAACACAGTCAAGACTGAATGAGTTAGCACAATACGGACCACAAAAGTTCATTGTTGGAGCTCCTGTTATTAAGAATAACGAAGTATTCGGAGTTATTAATGACATATCACCAATATACACAGCATATACTATTTCAAACATGGACTTTTATGACTACAATAATGGAGAGACACTTTATTTCGTTGGTAGTTCTGGGTTCACTGAAGAGAATACAACTGCGGTTCCGATCACAAAAAATTCTGCATTACAAAAAAGTGTTTTTCAGGCCGAAATTGTAACAAATTTATACATCGAAAGAGGTAAAAATTCTGCGTATGAAAGAATTCAAAGATTAGGAGAGGTGGATAATGTAGGGGACCTAATAAATTATGGTTACGGATTTTTTAATGTTGAAACCAAATAAAGAGATAAACTATTTATAGAAAATAAATTAACACATGGCTATAGCATCATACGGTACAATCAGACCAGCTGACGTTTCACCTGACGATATGGAGATCATATTGAACTACACTCCGTCAAGAGACGTTACAAACAATTTTGTACTTAGCTCTC